GGCTGCGTGAGAACTATGTGCTATATCATAAGTGGTAGTTCCATTGTGTACTTGCCATTTATCATCTGTCTCATTCCAAATAAGTTGTGCATCTGTAGCATCACCTCTCTCAACTCTTAATCCTGCGTTAGCTGAAGGGGTTCCAGTAACGTTTTTATTTAATGTAATTTCATTATCTTCTACTGATAATGTAGCAGTGTTTAATGTCGTAGCAGCTCCAGAAACAACTAAGTCTCCTGTAACTGTTACTGTTGAAGAACTGTCACCTAGTGTAACATCTCCACCAGTTGTATTTAATTTTAATTCCGCAACTGCCTCACCGGAACGTGCTTGAACCTTATCTGCGCCTATGCCTAGATTAGCACCACTATCAGGTCCTGCTTGTATTATACCTGTACCGTCGGCAGCGGTAGCGGTAGTACCAGCTAATGATATTTCTAACGGAACACCTGCTGTTCCTGTACCTATCATAAACTTAGTTGGTAATAAGGCTCCATTTGTGCTGTGTAATGTGAGCTCACCAGAGCTTGGCCCTATTGTGCTCCCTTCAGTAGCCATAATAAAGTTACCCGTAGCTTTAATATTGCCTGCTACATAGAGCTTTTCATCAATAGTAGAAAAGTTCAAACTATTACCATCACCGATACCATAATTACCTGTTTTATTAGCTCTTATTTTTGCATCAGCTGCACTAGACTCTTTGGTCCATACATCACTAACCACACCTAGAGAGTTAATTTTATCATATACTGCGTTCTTACTTGGTGCTATTTTATTGTTATCATTACTACCTTCAACGTAATCCCAAGAAGAGCCAAATGCCGTATCATCTACTTTTGCATCGGCTTTTTCCGCTATATATTGTTTGGAGATTAGCCTGTCGTCTAAGGCCAAAGGCATGCCTGTGCGTGGTTTATTACCAGCAAGTTTCTCATTTTCTAAACCGTAAGGTTTTCTTTTTACCATTTTATCTCCTATGTAAGGTTGGGTGACTTGTACTTATGGTGTCACCCATACCATTTATTTTAACCAGCTATGCTGAACAGTTAGCTTTATTCGCCAATGACAATAACACCAGCTTCAGGTCTGATAACCTTTAGACCATATCTCATGGTCATGTAGGAACCAGATATTCCGAATCCGGGGTTTGCTTCTTCGACGGTTAAGCCACGTCTTTCGACGTAACCGACAGGCTTCATGCTCATATCAAAGACACCGTAACGGTCCTTTGGTATGTAGTGGTTCATGAAAACATTCAATCCATAGAGTTGTCCGACAAGTCCATTGTTTGAAACGTTGTTTACATAATCCAACCCACCTTTGCTTGTAGCATGTGCTTCGTTAGTTGTACTTGCTGTGAAAGGTGCAGTAAAGTCTGCTAGGTTCAATAGAGTTTTATAGTGGGAAGGAGATATCATAATGGTATCTGCTGTTCCACCTTTTGAGTTAATTAACTCCATTGCGGTTGTTATATCGGCTAATGCCAAGTCACCAGTTGCTCCACCTGCTCCGGCTGATGGTATGTAGTGAGAACCAGAGTTGGTTCCTAATGCAGCTAATTCTGCTGCACTGTACTCACCATAGTCGTAAATTCGAACTGCGTCTCCACCTGTGGTTGGGGTCTTCCCATAGAAACCACCGTGGGTACAGTTAGCGAAAGTTGTTAGTTGTGCTTCTGTGTTTGTCTTGACAATTGTGCCTCCACTTACACCTGTACCGTATACGGCTTTGTGTATACCGAATACTGTATAGATAAAGTGTTGTGTTACGTGACGCTCGACGGCTCTTCTAGCTTCGTTCAAAGCCATTTCCATTTCTGAAAATCTTGAGTCTTCAAGCATACGTCGGGTTACACCTACAGCCATTCCCCACTCTTTAACTGAGATTCTTTCGTTTCTCAAGTCAGTGTGTTGATAAGCTGGAGTGTCTCCTTCTTCTATCTGTTCTAGCGCCATGCTAGGTTTTGCGAACGTAATATCTACGTCGCCGCCAGTCTCTGTCGTAAATCGCTCTGCGAACAATGAGATTACAGGCATATCCGTGACTTTGTAGTCTTGAATAGCGTCCTTGTAATCTACTAGTACTCGGTTTGCGGTTGACGAGAGATTGGAACTCATTAGTCCTTCTTTTGCTGTAACCATTTTTTCACCTTATACCTATAGTAATAGAGCCTTTACGAAATCTGTGTGGGTAGCGCTTTTTGCTTCTAGAGCAATAGCGAACCTTTCGTCTGCTGAGGTCTTAGCTTTTGCTAATCCTGCGTTGTCGTGACCGAGTGCATTTCCTGCTGCGATAGTTCCTGTTGCTTTCAAGAAAACAACTGCTCCCTTACCGGTTATTACAGATGCTGGGTCTCCACTTGTAGCATCGACGAAAAGTACACCAACTGCTGCATTCAAATATGAAGGTAAATCTTCAGAAGCTACTACGATGTTTCCACTGCTGTTGAACTCAACAATAGTTCCTGCATCTATATCTGCTCCTGCGTCTCCTAACTTCATGATTCTGCATGGTGCACCACCATCATTTACTAATATGTTTATTCCTGCTGCCATATTTCATCACTTATTCCTTTTCTTCTCCTTTGAAGACGATGCGTCCGTTTTCCATCGCAAACATGCGTGGGGTTTCTTCTGCTTCTACTTCAACGGGTTGTTCAGCGTCGTCGTGGGCCTTACCTTTACCGAAAGTTCTTTCTGACTCTTCTGGTATTGGCATAGACTCCATAGCGATACTGAATCCTTCTAGCTTAACTTCATCCCAACTAGTGAGCTCCGATACACGTGCTTCTCTGGATTCGTCGTTGACTTTTCCGAGAAGTGCCTCTTTTTCTACAATAGTGCTTACGAATGAGTCTCTGCGAGCAATAGCTTCTGCTTCTGCTCTTTCTGCTTCGACTTTTTCGAATTTAGCTACCATAGCGAGTGCTTCTTCGTGCTTGGCGTTCAACTCGTCGTAGGAAGTTTTCATCTCTGAAAGTTGGTCTCTCATAGCTGCGAATTCACGCTCTACGATACCGACTTCTTCAGAGGCTTTGTTTTCTACTATTTCTTCTGCCATAGTTTCCTCGCTGTGTGTCCCGTGTGTGTCACAGGCACATGAATCTTCCTCGTGGCCGCCACAGGCGCCTCCACAATCCGATTCTGTTTTCGAATCTTCACCGAATTCACGGTGTTCATCGCATTCCTTTCCGTCTTCAATTGTACATGCGTCACAAACAGGTGTGCGAGTTTCATTATCAATGAAGCTCACCTCAATTGGACGTATATCCGTAGCGAACGGCTCTCCCATGACGTCTATATCCTTGGAGAACCAATCAATACTGACATGCGTCATATCACCGTTTTCTATTTTTTCCAACACTTCATTTGCTTTTGCTGCATCCTTATGGATACGTGCAAGCATCTTTATTGCCTTCTTACCATCGTCCATCTCTACTAACTCTGGGTTGATAGCCTTTCCGAGTAAATCGGAGTCAGTCCTTTGATGGTTATAGTAAACAGGAAGCTCGCTAAAAGCTTTTATGTTCTTGTCGAGGATGCTAGGTTCGATAAAAACCTTTTGGTCGCCATCCTCATCATGGGGGCCAGACGTAATTGCAATAACTGGATATTCAATAAAGTCATCCGTTGATATTGCCTCTCCTAGTTCCAATGCAAAAGTGCGTTGGTTACCGTTGTTGTCCCCGGCAGAATCCATGGCGAAGCTCCTTGCTTCTTCAAAATTCCCTTCATCTACCCTCATGCGACATAATTTTGCCGCAGTCTCACTGTAGTTCCTGTCACCGCGCTTCTTGAGCGCAGGAGCTACTTCTATCAAGCATCGCTCGTATACGTATTCGTCGCTCATTCTTCTCTATCCCCCGTTGCGTTAGCAGCTGGTTCATTTCCAGCACGGTTTTCGGTCCTTACAGACTCTTCTTTCTTATCTTCGTCTTTACCACCAGATAGGTTAACATTTTCAGCTGTTTCCATTTCTTCTACTATCCCGTCTGGGTTAAGACCTCTTTCCAATCTTACTTCTTGAGGTGAAAGAACACCCTCAGAAAGATAAATCATGTCTGTCTTAGCTTTTAAGAAAGCATCATCGACATTCATTTGTCGGAATCTAAATTTAGCTTCTCCAGACTCTATTTGTGGCATAAGCTGCTGATTAATTGAAGCTTCTACCATATTCTGGAGATGTCTAACGTATGGTTCAAATATAGGACGTGCTTGTTCAGGTTTGTCCCACATTGTCATAGGTACTTTGAGCGCCATATGCATCTTCTTTAATAAATCATCTGTGTACTTACCATACTCAAATGCTCTTTGTGTACCTTGTAATTCTTTAACTTGTATATCATTACCGTGAATTATATCTTCGCCCGGTTCTAATCCATTGAACGCCGAGACAATTTCATTAATTTTGTCAGGACCGTATGGCATATCAGGAAGACCAGCACTGATATCGAAACGAGAACTAGCATATTTATTAAGAGCAGTTCCAATATCTCTTTCAGCATAGTCTTTGAGGTCAACCAAATATAAAATAGGATGGATGTCACTAAGACCATAAGCATAATCGTCGAACGGGTTGTTTTTAAATTCAATAATTTCATCTTCTTCAAACCTCACTGAGTCTTGGTCTGACCCTAAGTCTTGATAATAGTATTTAATTTGGCCATTTTCATCTCTTTGTACAAAAAGATTCTGAGAAGACCTTAAAATTAGGTTATCTCCAGTCCACTCTAAATATGAAGTACCAAATATCCTACCATTACGTATCCAACTATATAGAAGTGTTTCTATATTTATATCGTCAAATAACTTTGTGATAGCTATTCTCTCTTCGTCACTATCTGTTACAATGTCATATCCGTCTTTGGAAGCGTATAGACAAGGTAAGTCTATTAAGGTTCTCACTATAGGGTCTGACAAATAAACGTTCATGTAGGTACGATAGTCTCCTACCTGCGGTTCCTTGTTTCCCCCTGATTTTCCAAAACCAGAGTCATTCGTTACTTGTAGTCTTCGAATTACTCCAGCGCCGTAGCTCCTTGGGTCGTCCTTGTTATAGGATGGGTCTTGCCCAACAGTTGCGAAACTGCGCCTTTTGAAAGGCCAATAATCACTCAGAGCCATAGCTATCTTAAACCTTTATGCGAAGCTAGTATATAAAGCTTTCCCTAGATTCCTCCCGGTGCATGCTTATTTATACGTGTTCTTCGTGCAGTTTTAGCAAAAAGGCCCATTTTTGACCTAGAAGTCGATTTTCCTGTAACATTACGTGTAGGGGTATTTAAACTTACCGATGAAAACGATGATTCTGGGGGTAACATACCTAACGCTGCGTGTAAAGCTATGACTGTACTATCGCAATAATCGTCGTGTTTTCCATCTGGTGCTGCTATTTTCTCTGTTTTTTGAGCTGCATCCATGACATACTCTAGTGATATATGCTCTGCAAGCCATTTATTGACTAACTTACTTTCATTTGCGGGGAGACCGGTAGGGTCGGGTATTTTAACCTTTCCTTGTTGTAGGTACTGTGCCATATCTCTATATACTTGTGTCTTCGTACCTTTAGGTCCTCCTGTAAATATAAACGGTGTAAAATGTATTTGTGGTTTACTTTCTATACATGCAAGTCTCATTTCTTGTTCAATCGCTCCACCAATACCCGTAGCGTCAATAATAAGCCTATTAGCACTAAAGTCTCTACAATTAGCAAGAATGCGAGAACGTTGGTATGGTATATCATGTCCACCAGATTTTGGCCCAATTTCTTCAAGGTTGATAAGACGAGCAATATTGCCAGTCTCAGACTTTTCGGTACTCCAAACACTAATAACAGTGCTATTAACGGATTTACCGATATCCACACCCACGACGCAGTTATTAACTTTTGTTCCGCGCTCGACAAAGGAATAGGCTTCTCTACAGGCTTTAACATGTTCGGGATTGAAGATTTGTGAGACGGATTCGATGAACTCGCACTCATATTCTGTCCTCCAATATATTGAGTCTTCCCCCCATTCCATCATTTTCGTTAACATATCATTCTCTGTATATGGGGCAGAGTATGCTCTACCTGCTTGAACAGCGTCTCTCCATGTAAAATGTAATTGTTCAAAACTATCTTGATAATTATCATCATAGAGATAGCGATACATGTGGTTTTCTTTACTCTTAGGAGTGCCTAGATTAATAAAAGGCGCTCTATTAGATACAATACAAGGCTCTACATTGTCAATAAATAACTTATCATCTATAAGTGGACTCTCATCTACTACTAAGAAAGTAGGATGTTGTCCTCTAATAGCTTGACCTTGATTTGAAGCTGCGATAGGAGCTCTACGAAGCACCGTACCACCCTTCATTGTGATATTAGGCTTATTGTGATGCCTAAAATGGTCTATGAGACTCATTAAGAAATCATTGTCAGCAAAATGTCTATAACAATAATTAAAGATAAGTGAAGCTTGGTCCTCAGATGGAGCCAAAACAAATACTAAATCTCTGAATCTCTTAAAAAACATATAGATAACTACAGCTACCGAGAGAGCATAGGATTTACCTGAGCCTCGTGGAGCCAAAATAGCTAATTTACGATGTTTAGTTACATCCATATCTGGATATGTTAAACATTTAACAACTATCGTTTCCTGTAAAGGTCTTAACTTTAAGGGTCTACGATGTTGGTCAATAAGATAAGATTCTGAAAAAGCCCTAACTAATAGGGTCATTTTCTTTTCATCACTACGACATGACTCAAATACTTGTTCTAAAGCTCTAGAATCATGTGCTAACTTTCCATTAATCGCTGCGTTCAGTCTCTTCTGTTCGTTCTTCACTGGTAGTGTCATCCAAGTCTCCTAAGAATGCCATAAAATTCTCTGTGTTTTGTTCCGTTATAGTAGGTACTTCAATATTAAGAGCCCTGAACTCAGTATGAATATCCTTGACAATAGCGTTTCTTTGTCGCAATAACTCTGTTCGTAGGTTAATGTCCCGAATATGTATAGTAACTTCTTCCCAAAGCACGTCTTCGAGCGCGAGATTGCGAGCCAGAAGGCGGACAAGTTCTTTATGACGTTCATATTCTGCTTCTCCAACCCTCTGTCTAAGTCTCTGCTCGTATCCCTCAACGTCCATTACTTCTGTTCGTCGAGTGCTGCTTTAACTTTAGATTTAACTAATCCAGCTAATTCGTCGTCCTTTTCGTCCCAAGCAGTAATTAGTACATTTCTTACTAAGGAGTCTTTGACGTGTTTTTGTGCTGTTTCATCAAGTTTTTCAAAAGCCTTTGCTTGTGCTTTTGTTAGATTCTTATCTAATAAGTCCATTAACTCTGCTTCGTTGTTCTTTAAGTATTTAAAGACTAACATTTTAACTGCTGGAACGGTATATGCAATATATCCTGCCATACCAATTACTAATGCAGCTAATGCCATGAGTAAAGGTTCATCCATTAGAGTGTCTAACAAGCCAGATTCTTCTACAGTATCAATAATTGCAGTAAGGTTTCCCTCTTCTGCTGTCTCATTGGTTGCTGTTTCGTTATTTGTTTCGTTTGCCATAGGTATACACCTTGATACTTATAACACATGGCACTATATAAAGCTTTCGTTGTGTGGCCCCATTTAGACGCTACTGCGTAAGGTCCTGTGGGTTCGTGGTCTGTTAGGAGCCACATTATATTATAGGGTGCGCCTCTATATAAAGCTTACCCTACTTCTTCTTTGCTAGCACTGGTTGTAGTGTAGATGATTCTACTTTATGCTCTTGTTCTTGTGCATTTGCTTCTATCATCTGCATTTGTTTCTGTGCAGCGTCGTTATAATCAATAACTGCCTGTGCCTTTACTTTATAGAAAGCTGTTTTCTCTGCTTGTTCTTGTTTCCATACATCTAAAGCATCTTTGATAATTAGAAGGGCTGGCCCACCTAATATAGCTATCAAAGTTGTATATGCCTCAATATTCTCAAGAACAGCTGAGTTGTTAAGTCCGGTGTGTATAACGAACCCTGCAAACCCAACCCAGAGCAAAACTAATGGTACGGCAATCATAAACATAAATATGTCGTTAAAAGTTATTCCTTCACTTGCGTTGTCTTTACTCATTCTTTCAGTCCTCCTTTGTTTTTTTGACTTCGGTTTTTTTGTCTTTTTTGGTAATTTTAAATTCGGTAGTTTCAGGGAAAAGGGAATTCGAACTAGCCTTTGCAGAAATCTGAACATTATCACTACTGCTAGCGTTACCGCCATTGCTGCCATAGTGATTGCCATCATCAAAAGTATGTTTGTTAATAGGTCTACCATTATTCATGTTCTCCACCTTCTCCAATACTCTCCAATAATTTTCTATACCTGTTGCTCATTATACTTCCTCCAACCGCATTCCATGTTCTTCACTATATTCATACCCTTCCTCCCATTGTTGTGGGAAGTTGGTCATATAACCATAATAATCATAAGTTCCATTTCCATTCCAATCTACGTCAATAGATGCGTAGAAAAAATAAACCCCTTCGTACGGGTCATTAAATGTTTCTTCGTAAGGTTCTGCATTAGAATCTAATGAATGGGTGTCTTCCCACCAACCAGATACATTAAACCAAAACTCATCATATGTGTAATTGTCGTATTGATAATATGAGAATGTACCATTATCATCAAATATTGGCATAACATGTACTATGTCATACCATATCATAACAGCTAACTCATCTTCGAAATCGTTACAATTAGTATCCATATCAATATATAATTCTAAATTATCAGGTCCTTCTCTACCAAAGCTAACATTAGTCTGGTTACCACTTGTTGTGTAAAGTACAGCTTGTTCTTCTAAACCATTCCAAACAGTTAATTGAGTGTGATTGCAGTGGTTTTCTTCATTTTCATAGTCGCAAGAACCGTCATCTTCAGTGGCTCTATCATTAAAGTTGTTAGCATCTATATCCATACATCCATATACCGTTTCATTTGTAGTAGTTTCGTTACCTGTACCATTTTGGTTAGGTGGGTAGCTACATTGATTGTTAGAATGTGTGGCTTGTGAGTTATAATTTAACGCATTTGGGTCCATGCAACCGTAAATAACAGGAGGAGGAAAAGCACAACTACCATTATCAAAATCTGCATCCGGTTTGTAGTTTATTGCAGTTGGGTCCATGCATCCACCCTTTAACATGGGTTCTTCTTCTCCTCCAAAAATGTCTTCTAGCATACCTAAGTCAGCAGTTCCACTACCGAATAAGGCTAAAATAAGAACTGTAAGTATAGAACCAAGTTTCTGACCTAGTTTAGTCTCGCCTAGCTTATCACCAGCTTTACCTAGTGTTTCGAAGAGTCCTTCCTCTTCATCAGGTTTTCTAGAGCCGCCTCCTAAGCCTAAAGCTTCTCGTTCCTCGTCAGAAATCACAGAGATGGCCCCATAATCGTTGCGCGCCATTAGTTATATTTTAGGAGACGGTAGTATATAAAGCTTTCCCTCTCTAATCGTCCCAAACAGTGTTTTTATCACCACTATCGTCACTTTCCATGCTAGAGAGTCCCAATTCTATATCTTCTTCGCTAAAAACGGCATTTTCTGCTTTAGCATACTTCTTTTTCTTACCTGAACCGAATTTAGGCTTCCATTTTGGTATTTCTACGTCACATGTACCGCCATTACCCTTGTAAAATGAACACCATTTACATAAATTCTGTGGTTTTTGCTCATATTTGTCCTCATCTTCCATTCTCTCCTTCAAAGCATCGTGTACAAACATGATTATCTCCTTTGCTTCGTCTAAAACACCTTGATTTACCTTAACATAGAACGTATCGTCGAAACGCAAATAGTTAACACCAACAAAGTTAGGCATGTCACCCATCTCTAACGTGTATAAAAATGCGTAAATGATAAGCTGCCTGTAGTAATCCTCCGGTAGATAAGGTCCATATCGCTTAGATGTTTTGTAATCAAGTAACGTCGTCCCTCCATCAAAGTCATTACAGACAGCATCCACTATACCAATTACGGCATAATCGTTGGATTTTACCCATTTTTCAGCATATTTTGGGGCTACTGAGTTCCAAGCTTGGTATTTTGACTTATAAATCTTCCATTCGACCATTTCATTTAGCTTTTTATCGACACTTCCTACGAAATTTTGCAATAATTCGCCTGTTTCTAGCTTCATAGCGGCCATTTCTTCGGCGGAGTGTAATTCTGACAGCCAAAACTTAGAATCTATGTCTTTTGCCCATCTATTTTCT